CCTCACCTATATCACCTACGTCAATGAAATCAATGATAGTATTGAAATTACGGACGCGGGGAAGTTGTCGCCTACCAAGGTGAGTTATTTGGAAGATATTATCGAAGACACACTCAACCTGCGCATGGTGGCAGCGGGCAACGCAAGCAGTGCGCGCGCGGTGATTGACCCTAACCAAAATATACTGGCCACCGACAAAATAGAGATTGAGGTGCGGATTGTGCCAGTGGGATATTTGAAAGAAATTGTAGTCAAACTGGGGTTTGAGAACCCCGCAAATCAGGTGTAACGATGGTTTTGGACACAAGATTATATAGCTGGTCGGAGTGCGAAATACGCCTCAATGGCTTGTTTTTGCTCGCCGTAACAGCGGTGCGTTGGGATGATGCACAAGAAAAGGACTACGTGTATGGCAAGGGGACGACACCGCTCGCCATTAAGTCGGGTAATCGGCGGGTAGAGGGTAGTGTTACGCTGCTTCAAAGCGACCTGGAGCGACTTCAAGACCTGTCTCCCACTGGTAAAGCCGTGGATTTTGTGGGTATTAGCCTGCAGGTGGCGTTTATCAACGTCACGGGTGAAATAGTGCGATACAGTATCACGGGACTGGAGTTTACAAGCGCACCGATGGGGATCAACCAAAACGACAAATTCATGCAGGTGGAGTTGCCATTCATGGCCTTGGCCTGCAAACGAACCGCATAGTATGGCAAGAGCCAAAAAGCATACCAAAGCCGCATGGGCGGCACTTTACCCCGAAGCAAATGTGGTGTACCAGACTAGCGATGGGCTGGTACACATAGAGGAGGCGCAAGCTATGGCGCAAGCGCAGCATTTAAACGACCCGACTATTACCCTCATCAAAAATGCAAATCACGCTCCAAACCCCTGAAATTTTAACTATTATCGGCGGCTTGTTTTTATTGCTCACTGTTGCAATAAGCCTCACAAAATACATCGTGACTGAGCAAAACAAACAAAGCACCATAGAAGAGAGTGTGAGTAAGCTCCTCGCTTGGAGCGAAGAGGCGAAAAAGGCAATGGTGCAAACCAACAGCAATGTCAATCAGCTAACAGAGTCAGTCAAACACCTAACAGAGCTTTTTCATCATGAAGTACTTCCAAAATCTACCCCCAAACGTAAAACTGCTGTTCACGGCTCTTGAGATGGGGGCGGGGTTGTTTTTGACGACCTCCATGATTATGGCGCAAAGTGTGGGTTATAACATCTTTGACGAAGTAGTGGGCCTTGCGCCTGTTTTTACGGTATGTTGGTTTTTGATAAGATTTTCAGTCGAACTTTTGGTAGGCGATGGCCCAAGACAGAAACATCCATAACGCCACCCCTGCCCTCCAAGAAGCCTGGGCGCACGTGCAAGCCCACTGGGACGTCCGATGGGGCGGCGAAGTGCGACCCGTCTTGGTAGAAGTACACCGCTCGGCGGCTGTACAGCGTGCTTACTACGCTCAAGGCCGCCAAAACCTCTCGCTTGTCAATAACCTCAGAAAGGCCGCAGGGCTGGCCCCAATTGGCGCAGAAGAGAATCGCAACGTGGTTACGTATCGCCGTCCTGGGCGATCTAAACACGAAAAGATGCCGAGCGAGGCCATAGATATACTTATTATGAAGGGGCGGATTATTGTCAACGACCCTGCTTGGTATCGCCGACTGGCCGACATGATGCGCTCTTATAATCATGCGATAATCTGGGGCGGTGACTGGGATGGTGACCAACGAAGCGATGACGAAAGGTTTGTGGATATGCCACATTTTGAAATTTAGTTAAAAAAAATATGGAACAAAGCACTACACCCACATTGGCGCAGATAGACGCCTGGAAGAAAGAGTACAAAGAAGTACACTTGATTGAGGTAGAAGAACTCGAAACCGAGCTTGACCCGTATCGCCTCGGTGATGAGGTGAACTCTGAAACCTCAGTTAAAGGCTACTTAAAAGCACCCGATGACAAGGTGATGAACGCGGCTCTGACGAAGCTACCGATGTTTTTGGAAGCAGGCAAGGTGATACTTATCAACTGCTGGCTCGGTGGTGACGAGCGACTTTTAAAAGACAATGGCTTTATGAATGCGGCGGCAATGCAGGCCGCGCAACTGGTAAAAATCAGGGCTGGCCGTTTAAAAAAAATTTAGAGGAGGTTCGTCCTATTCCAAAGACCGCACATGACGAGGGTGATGTAGTAAGGCAGATGTTTGCAGTCGTGCGTTACTTCTTTCAGATAGACCCTTATACGCTCAACGAAGAGCAACTGGCACGACTCTACCGCGAAGCTGAGTTTATTTTGACTTATATATACAAACCCCAAGTTCCACCCCTTTAAAGGGGTGGCAATTTAAGCCCGATGTATCAATACCTTATCAAACTCAATGACATGTTTTCTACGCCTGCTATGCAAATGGCGGCGAAGTGGAATAGTCTTTTGGCGGGTATGGACCGCGTGCAGCAGCGTGTGGTAGGAGGGTTTCAGCGCAACTGGCAACGCGTGGGCGACCTGTTTAAGAAAACAGGCGGCACAGTAGATGAACTCAAAAAGAAGATAGACGACCTCTATAAAAAGCGCGGCACGCTGGATATTGGACTTGACCGCAGTGCCATCAACGCCACCAATCGGGAGATTGACCAACTGGAGCGCAAGCTCGCTCGGGTAGAAGGCCGCAAAGGTGGTGGTTTTGGACGCTCGGTAGCGGGCGGTCTTTCGGCTATGGGCGGTGGGATGAGTGGAATGCTGCTTGCGGGTGGTATCTACGGTGCGGCAGCCTACGGGGTGCTACAGGCAGGTCAGGCCGCCGCTCAGGCGACGATCGCTCCCGCGATGCAGCGCGAAGCCACGCGCTTTCAACTCAATGAACTCACCAATAACCCTGCGTTTGTTTCGCAACTCGAAAAGCAGTTTGCGGGCTACGCGCCGCAAAAAATGGGCGAGTTGTTTGGGGCCTCGCAGAAGCTCATCGGAGCGGGCGTAGGCCAAAATGAGCTATTTGGCACCGTAAAAATGCTCAACAACCTCTCGGCCCTCTCCAACACCAAGGTGGACGAACTGGCCATGATACAGGCCAAGGTACGTGCTACGGGCTACGTACAAGGAGACGAAATGGATATGTTTCGGGAGCGCGGCATCAACTTGAACCCCTACATCGCCAAGGTGCTGGGAGTACAGGAAAATCAAGTTAAAAAGCTACAAGAAAAGGGGCTGATTACCTACGAAAAATTTGCGAAGGCACTTGAATTGTTTGTAGGTCCCAACAGCCGATTTGCGAACGTGGCCGAGCGTAAGCGCGATAGTACCTCGCAAGGCCGCTACGAATACCTCACTGGGCAAATGAACGAGCGACTGACTGCACTGGGATTGAAAACGCTGCCGATGGTGAATCGGGCTTTGGAGTACGCACTTGGGTGGTTTGACAGGGTGTCTGCGTTGGAAGGTCCACTGTATAAGCTGGGTGTAGCCTTTGAACCACTGCTAATTGGCACTGGAAAACTCCTGCAGGCGTTTGGGGTTTTGGATAGCAAATTTCAAATCAGTAGTGGGTTTGTTGAAAAATTTGCTTTGATGATTGAGGGTATTGGAGTTGTAGTAAAAGGCTTAGGACTGATATGGGACAAGATTCAGCCCATAGTTGGATTTATGTATAAAATATCGCCAATGAATTTGGTGGACGGCCTTTGGAATAATGCCAAAAAAGCGATCTGGCAAAATGTTGATTCAAAGCAATATGGCGGTGTGTTGGCTCGTAAATCAGAAGGCATGAACACTGTAGCCCGCCGCGCCAATCGGAATGCGCGATTAGGTGATGGTGGCTTGGGTGGTGCCGATTTGGCTACCACTACTACAAATGCTTTTGGTGGAAAGAGCTTGGCTCAAGCGGCGGGTATCAACGCCGCCGTGGAAGGGGCGGCCAAAAAATACGTAACCGTCAATGTGCAAAGTCTGATTCAGAAATCAGAAATACACGTGGCACAGATTAATGAAGGCGTAGCCGACCTTGAAGGTAAAATGATAGACGCGCTCCTGCGTGTAATTAACTCCGCAACCGCAATGTCCTGATGGCAGAACCTACCAGCTTACCTTTTGAAATCGCGATTGTACCCGACAAAGCGACTGTCAAACACACGGGCGCGACGATGGAATGTCCGGTGCGGCTCAGTGCCAAAGCCGACAATAGCGACTTGAAGACCTTACCTCTTGAGCCGCTCGTAAGCGTAAGAGGCAGGAATGTAATAGTCATGCGCGGTATAGCAAAAAAGGCGGGCGCGGGTACGGTAAAGGAGCTTTTTGCGACCGACGACTACGAGATCACCATAACAGGCACACTCTACTCAGGCGACGATACAGTGTATCCAGAGGAGTGGGTCTCGTGGCTAAGAGCTATATGCGAAGCAAAGAAATCTGTACAGGTAATCTCGAAGCTCACCGACGCGCTTGGCATAAGATGGATGGTGGTGCTGGACTGGAGCTTCCCCGAAACCAAAAATGTGGCTTGGCAGGATTACAGCATCAGGGGCGTGAGCGACGACCCATTTTTCGAGTTAATTGTAAAATCTTAGTTTTTTTTTTCACCATAACCCCCAAACAAATGCGTAGTACACTTAAAATGTTTAGTCTCATGTTTTTGATGAGCTTTCACATTGCCCTCGGGCAGTATCAATTGCGCGGCGTGGAGCGCGTCGAAATCAACTCCACTACGAGCCTCATGGCCGACACCTGCACCTTGCACCTGCCCGCCATGATGCGCGGCCAAGCCCTTGACGTAGAGAAGGTGATTAAGCGGGGTGGCAAAGTAACTGTGCGACTTGGCTATGACAACGATTTGCGTACAGAGTACGTAGGCTATGTGAAGGCCATCAAGCCGAACGCGCCGATGGTTATCGAATGTGAAGATGCTTTATACCTCACTCGCCGCGACATTCCCTCGAAGGTATTTCAAAACACTACCGCCGAGGAAGTTGCAAAATATGTGGTAGATGAACTTAATAAGCAGCTTTCAAAAGACCTTCAACTTTCGTTTAAAAGTAGTGCGAATGGTTTCCAGTTTCGGACGTTTACGATTCATCAGGCACAAGGATTTGAGGTTTTGGACGAACTACGGCAGCAGACAGGGTTGGCGATTTTTGCAAGGGAAAACACGCTCCACCTCCACCCGCAGTTTGGGTACAATGCAGGACAGGAAGTGATCTATGATTTTGGGCAGAATCTTGAAGATGGCAGTAGTTTGGAGTACACCCTTGCCGAACAATACAAGGTATTGGTCAAGGTGGTCGGAAAAGATGCCAAAGGGAAAAAAGTAGAAGCCGAAGCAGGCGAAAAGGGTGGTGATGTGCGCACACTCAATCGTCCTGGTATCAGCGACTACAATACGCTTGCGAAAGTAGCAAAGGAGGTGCTAAAGCAAACGCAGTACGAGGGCTACCGAGGCGCGGTGCGTGGGTGGCTTCAACCTTACTGCGAAGTAGGGTATAGTGCCAAGATTAAAGACAGGGGCTACCCAGAGCGCGAAGGCAAATACTACGTAACTGGTGTTCAAACATTATTCTCATCACAAGGTGGCATCCGTACTGTGAGCCTTGGATTGAAGCTATCCTGATGGAGAAGACGAGAGAATTGCTTGATAAGATTTTGAACCCTCGGCCTGCCATACAAGTGTGGCAGGCCGAGGTGGTAAGCGTAGAGGGCGACACCTGCACCGTAAAAATACTTGCCTCTGAGCTGCAAGTTAAAGGTGTGAAACTCAAAGCCGACGAAGGGAAGGGGTTGCTACTTAAGCCCGCAGTCGGAAGCCTGGTACTGGTGGGAACGATTCAAAACGAACTTGCCGATTTGTACGTAGGGCAATGCTCTGAGGTAGAGAAGCTGCTACTTGAACAAGGTAATAATACAGTTAAGATAGATAAGGATGGTGTAACTCTACAAAACCAACAGTGTGAGATAACCCTAAGTAGCAGTAAAGTCACGCTCAAGCAGGCGCAGACCGAGATAGCACTTGAAAGTGGTAAGGTGTCTATCAAAAATACAGGCACCGACCTTAAGACGCTCTTTGGCGACTTGATTACACTTCTCAACACATTGATTGTATTAACGCCCGCCGGACCGAGTAGCGGACTGGGGCCTAATTCAATCGCAGCTCTAACGCAGCTACAAACAAAAGTAAATCTACTGTTGAAATGAACGATTTTCAGCGCGACAACAACGACCTCAAGATTATCAATAACGACTTGGTGCTTGGCGATGCTACCGCGCAACATCAAGCAGATATTGTACGCTTTTGGAAGGGGTGGAATCACTTCACGCCCATGCTCGGCGTGGGACTTGAGCGTTGGCTGCTTGATACCGAGGGGGCGGTTGGGCTTACCAAAGCAATAAGAAACGAACTGGAGCGCGATGGACAAACCGTGGACGCTGTGCGATTAACTCCAAGCAATATCTTAGTCGAAGCTCGCTATGAATAACTACACCATAAAACCTAACCAGAGCCTGTTTGACGTGGCGATTGAGGTCTATGGCGACGTGCAAGGCGTGTCGTGGTTGCTGCAAGACAACCCCACGATACCAGGACCCACCGGGCCTATTGAAGCGGGGCAAATAATACAGATTAGAGAGGTCACATTGAACGCGCGACAGAAATCTTTTTTGGCAGACTTTGGGCCGTTTCAAACGATTGAAGAAAAGCACTTCCCGACTGGAATTGGGTTTTGGAAACTGGACCAGTCCGAAATATCATAAAATATTATTCCTAAAAATATCAAAATATTATTCCCATGAGAACGACGGCAGAGATTGTTGCGGAAATGGAGGCGACACAAGCCACGCTCCCCGAGCTAAACGAACTTAACAGCGCGAGTAATGTGGCGTATTTTCGCCTATTGAAAAACATGTGGGCGCTATTGGTGCAGATGGTGGAGGGTACCTTTGAGCGATTCTTGGCGGAGACCAACGCGCTTCTTGATGCAAAGCGTATCGGCTCGGCGGAGTGGTATGCGCAACAGGCGAAGCTATTCCAAATGGGCGATGCGGTGACTGTTGTAGATGGCAAGGCGGGGTATGACGTGATAGACGACAGCAAGCGCATTGTAGTGCAG